GAGGTAATAATCATGGCAGTAGTTAACGCACCTCTAGCTTACTGACGCGGTTTTCAACCTGGTTAAGTCGCTGGAACATCTCGCGATTGGTTTGTTTTATGTCTACATGCAAAATCTCAAGAGAATTGGCAATATGCTCCACTGCGCTAGTCAACCTCACGATGGCAGCAGATGCCTCCTCATTACGCCTAGAAAAGCCAAACATCCCCATCGCCGCCACTGAGATGGAGGCACCTAGCGCCGCTGCAAGAATTTCAACCACGGCTCAGGCTGACGATGCGCTCATTCTAACGGTTCAGAATCCTGCTGAAGTGCTGCCATTGCTAAAAAACTCCACCCCGTCAGTAGCAGCAGGCTCAGGGATAGGATTCCAATTACTGTACGCATTGCCTTAATCTACCATGTTTGTGCATCCACACGTAGATTGAGCACCTATTAGCAGGGCTGCGCCTCCATAATATATTGGCAACATATCTTAAACTTGCGGTATCTTTAGCGTGGCTTAGATACGCCATTGTTGTCTCAAGGCTGCAATCTATAGATTTACGTTTTAATCGTTTTATTGCTCGTTTGCGGATAAGTTTATATGTACGCCAATGGCGATAACCAACCCAGTCAATACCATCAGCAATCCAGCCCACAGCACTTTTACTATTAAGTTGCATTTTTAATTTTTGCACTTCTATTTCTATTGCTGCATGGGCAGCGTGAGCTTCAGTAGCCGTATCAAATAATGCAATCATGTCGTCACAATACCGCAAATAAGTATTTAATTTTAGTTCTCGCTTAGCGTAATGATCAATAGGGCTAAGGGCCATATTTGCCATAATCTGGCTGGTGCTAGCGCCAATTGGGATGCCGCATTCCCCGCCATTAACTTTTATATATTGCCATAGTAATGCAAGTGTATTACGGCAATCAATATGACGGCATAGCTCGGCATACAGTAGTTCATGGTTAATACTATAAAAAAACTTGCTAATATCTAAGCTCAAATAGTATTGCCATTGCGGGTTGCGTAGATATTGTTCTAATTGTTTGCTGCATCGATGTGTGCCGCGGTCAATCAAACAACTATAGGTATGATAAATTAAACGTTTTTGTAGTGGTAAGCGTACAGCGTTGCAAACTGCATGTTGCACAATACGATCTTCAAGGAATGGCGCTTGTATTAGCCGCGGCTTTGGGTCTTTAATCCAAAATTCATAATGTTCGCGCGGCTTGTACTTGCCAGATTGCAATTGATATTCAAGTTTAGATAAATTAACAGCTAGATTACTTTCGTAACGTAAGATTGGCATTTTGGTGCCTTTGCCTTTACGTACATCACGCCAAGCATCCAACAACGCGTCATAATTTGCAATTTGATCCCATAAATTACCAATTTTGTGGGGCATGGTGAGACGTTCGGCAAGCTACTAGAATCACCCGCCCTATTTATTTCGAGCTGTGTAGCTCAAGGATAGATCCCCTCCCTTCAGCACGGCACGGATTATTCCCTTAAGAACAATCACTTGGCGTGGTTGTGCTGGAGTCGGACGGCACGAGCACCATTGTTGTTGTTCGTGTTGCTAGATGTGTTGTTGAGATTGACGTAGAACACACCCGCGTTGGCATCGTTGTTCCAGTTGCCTCCAACAATCGGCAGCATATCAGGAATCTGCCCTTAATTCAGATTGTAACCAACCGCCAAGTAATTTGCCGACCTCATCTGTTTTTTCAGATGCAACGCGATGGCGATGCGGACATATATGTTTAGCTTCTACAGCTAAATTTAATAGCTGCCGCAATAGCTCATGCTGCACATTAAAACGTGTAAGGTCGGTTTTTTTATGCTGTTTTTTATTGGCTGCAATTGCTAGCTCAAGGCATAAATAACCAATTTCACGCATCTTGGCGCTAAGGATATATTTCTCATAGCGCGGCATATTACGCGTAAGCACGTCAAGGTAAAGGCACAAATCTTTACAGCGGCGTTCAATAAGGTAGTAGCGTTCGTCGCGTTTTGAAATGGGAGGGGAGGCTGTCGCCTCCCCCACATGTCCGCTCATGCGGACAGAAGGCGGACGGCACGAGCACCAACGGAGGTGACGCCCGTGAAGCTAGATGTGAGGTCGAGAACGACGGCGAACACACCCGCGTCGGCACCGGTGAGCCAGTTGCCTCCAACAAGCGGCAGCAAATCGTTAACACGCGCTGAATAGAACCGATCACCACCGTAAATATTGGTGCCGGTCTGCGTGCCGCTAGTCCCAAGCTGCCGTGGGATTATGGACTCAGTCATTGCGCGTTTAGTGGCAGATGCAAACGCACTAGATGGGTGGAACGTACCACCAGCGTGTGCAACCAAATATTGAGCTGCGCCACCCGAACCAAACCAAATGCCATCGTCTGCACTGGCTGAACTTTCAGCAATCAGGCTGATTACACCAGCCGCACCAGTAATGGATGCATTGCCAGTTGTGCTAGTCCATGCCGCTGATGCAGGAAACAATCGGAAATCACCCGCGCCAGTACCTACAGCAGTTAGCCCAGGTGTTGTGTCGTACATGTTGCCATTAACATCCACAATCCCGCTGAGCTGGCCGTTATGAGTGGTGTGTTCTACCGCAGCAACACCGCTGATCCGTGCTGCGCCAGTAAATGCACGGCTTGCTTGCCCTGCAAAACCACTTGTATGACCAGCAAGATCAGTACGTGCAAAAACTAATGATGTTTTATTTACATCTGCACCATTGTTGTTATTACCTTTTGGCGCATAGGGCGCAACATCCATCCATGCCGCTTTGCTGGTAGCACCACTGATTGGATTACCTGATCCATCCAATAATGCTTGCGCATGTGCTAATGCTAGGAATCCAATTTGCCCGCGAATCCACAAGGGGCATGGTGCAAAATCTACCCCACGGCTTTTTACTAACGCCCATACACCGCCTAGGTTATTGGCTGGTGTTGTAGTAGCAGCATTTAATGCTGTGCTATTACATAAGCTGAACGGGCTATAAAGTGTCCCCGATTGAGCAATTGGGCTAACGGGCCAGCTTAACGGACGGCTGATCGCAATACCACCTGTTAATGGTGTACCGCCTGGACCTGTTGTATGGTTTGGCGTTCCAGACCCATCAGGCTTGCCATTGCTGCATTGATATTTATCAATAAATACACCAATCAAGCTGCCGCCATTATCACTAAATGCTTTAGGTAATACTGCATTACCTGATTGGGTATCAGAAATTACAATTGCTGTGCCAAATGTTGGTGCGCCAGTGCCGCCTGTAGCTTGCACATCCATATAGTGCGACGGCATAAAGCACACAATAGATGCGCTAGGTACATGGATATAATTACCAAAATGTGGATGCTCGCGGGTTATATCATATGTTCCACTGCTCAATGGTTTAATATCACTAGGCAAATATTCAAGTGGGCAACAACCAACACCAAAGCCTGGCATCCCGGCTAAGCCAATCGTATAAATAAATTGGCTGCGGTAGCCATACCATTCGTTATCAATACTGTAAATGCCACGGGGGCCTACAATACGCTCTTTGACCTGTAGCAATGGTGTGGCAGTTGTCATGGCTTTAGCTGGCTAAAAGGTGCAGGATAAAAGGTAACAGGTTTTGGTAATGCGCTCTTGTCTATTTTAGTCACAGTTTGCGTAGCAGCCCAATTGTTAATTGCGGTGTCACTGCCATAAGCACCAAAGAAATCAAATCCCGTATGGTTGTTAGCATCAGGATCATTGGTGCGCTCCAACGCGATTAGCGTAAACGGTGGAGTTTGATCTGGGGGGAAAGCAGGCCATTGCACATTGGCGTCAGGTAATGCTTTGAAAAAACGAAAGTCCATTACATAAAACTGCCTGAGGCAGCGTGAGTGGGGAAGTAATCATTGAGGTTAATACCATCAGGCGCACCATTTCGCATGGCAGGCCCCACACCAAAAAATAATTGGCCAGCAGCGCCAATGGTTTTACCGCTAGTCCTTAGTGTAACGTCTTGCGCAAAATCATTTGATAGCAATGCAATGCCAGACAATTGAGTTTGCACCCCAGCTAAAGTGTTTAGCTGAGTAGTAATTGGCGTTAAAGTTAGCAAAGAACCGGCAGTAGCCGGAAAGCCTGAAGTTAAAACAGCCATTAGCAAAAACTCCCAGATGCAAGGTGGATAGGATTGTAGGCATCAGAGCCAATGCCTGCAAAAGCCATGCCAGGTGGTACAACAGGGCCAATACCAAACGGCACAGCACCTGCTGTACCAACACTAAACGCGGCATTTAGCTTTATTTGTGTTTCTTCATCTTGTGCTTTTGTTGTGCTAACTGCATTCAATCCGCCAATTGTTACAACTGTATCAAATGTTGCAGTGCTTGTTACGTCTAATGTGCCTGGGATATCTACGTTACTTGTAAATTCAACGTCCGTGCCGTTAGTTGCGGTTTGTAGTAGCTGTCTTGCGGTGCCATGAGCAAGTTTACTTACTGCAATTTCTGCTGCTGCTGCAATATCAACGTTAACGATAGTGCCGTCTACAATTTTTGCAGATGTAACACTATTATCAGCAATTGCACTAGCCGTACCAGTCAGGTTAGCTGTAATTGTGCCAGCAGTAAAGTTGCCGCTTGCATCCCTCGCGACAATCGCCGATACGGTGTTGGAATTTGTTGCGGTAGTTGCACTATTGCTGACTTTTAAAGCAGTGGCAATGGTTGCAAGTTTAGTGTCAACAATTGCCGCCGAAGCATTTATATCAGCATTTAAGATTGTGCCATCCAGCAACATAGTGCTAGTAACAGTACCAGTGTCGCCTGTTGTTATTACCGTACCACTTACATTAGGCAGTAGAATTGAACGGTCAGCCGTTGGGTCGACTACGTATAATGTGGTTTCAAAGTTATCAGTAGTAGCGCCTTCATATACAATAGCAATGCCAGTATTAAGTGCTAAGTTACCAGTTAACGTGCCACCAGCTAAAGGTAATTTCTCATCGTCAAGTTCTTGTAATGCCGACTGCACGTTTGTGCTTGCGATGTTGCCAGCAGGGCTAACTTGTACATTACTTGCGAGTTGAGCCGTTACAGTGTCTGATACATCTAGCAATATCCAAGTTGTGCCGTTAGACAGCAACATGTCTGGCGGCGATAATGCAATGGTAGGTGCTGGCGCAGTGCCGTTGCCTGGCTGATCTACTACTACATAATGAGCTTTGTTTGCCGCAACTGGTGATGTCAAAGCACCGCCAACAGTTAAGCCAATAGCTGTACCTTCAACGGTAACAGAAGTAATTAGATTAGTACCTGCATCATAAGTACCAGAAAATACTACCTGCCCGTAACTAACGCCAATTGGCTGGTAGACGTTGCCGTCCCACATGTACAACGTTCTGTCCAGCGGGTTAAAAAAGAGCTGGGAAATATAATCAGCAGTTGGGAATGCTTCGCTGATTTTACCGGTTGCGTAATTAGCTAATTTTGCGCCTGTAATAGTATTAGCGCCATACCTATCAACGTTAAATGTGCCGCTTGTAATCTGTGACGTTGCGATGTTTGGTATGTCGCCTGCTGATAGTACCGTGCCAGCAGTTGCAATACCTTTGCTGTTTATTGTTATTTTTGTATATTGACCAGCGGCAATACCAGCTTGAGCTGCAAGCGAAATTGTGCCAGTGCTAACACTAAAATCACTACCTGCAATAACACCGCCTAATACTGCATTGGTCGCGGCAGTTACATCTAAGATGCCGTTACCGTCTACAGTCAAACCTGTTCCAGGTCGTACGGCACCTCTGACGCTGCTAGTAGCAATCGGTAAATCAGCGCCAGCTAAAGCAACCGTTCCAGTGATATGACCCTGTGCGTTAAACGTAAACCCGCTTGTTGTGCCAGCAGTGATGCTACTAGTGTGATTTAATACGCCGCCGCCTGTAACGCTCAAGCCAGTGCCGGGTGACATTACGCCAACGGTGCCCGATACTGCGATCGGCAAATCCGCTGCGGCAACTGCTGCCCCAACGGTTACGTGGCCCTCTGTATTAATCGTAACTTTTGTGTACGTGCCAGCGGTCGCGCCGCTAACTGCGTGTTGTAACTGGCCTGTGCCAGCATTAAGAGTAATAGGGCTAGTAGGCGCTACAAGTTGCAAATTGCCGCCTGATACTGTTACGCCACCAGTAGCTGGGATGGTGCTGGTATCAAGCTTAGATACTGCAACCGTGCCAGCCGATAAATTTGTGCCGCTGATGCCGCTTAGGTTTACTTTGGCTACCGGTATTGACGCATCATCTACTAACGCAGCGCCCTGCTGCACTAAATTTTTAACTGTAATTTTCTTGGTGTGACTAGCTGCTATAGAAAATACTGGCAACACATCTGCTGCTGCTGGCGTCGTCTCAGCGTTTAACTGATCTATCCGCTGGTTAGCCATTACAGGTCTTCTCCAAGCTCTAGGATGTCCGCGTCAGCGGTGCTTAGAACCATTCTATCACCCGCAGAGTTAAGAACCAGGTCGCCCCAGGTGGTAGTTTGCACTCTTAACTTAATTTCGCCAGTAGTAACAAACGTAAAGCGGCTTTCAATTATATCGCCAGCAGTGCATTGGATTGCCGCATTAGTCATCACGCCGCTAATCTCATACCAAACAGAATCATTTGCAGCATTAGCGCCCTGTGCTTGGCCTTCAGTTAAAATATAAAGATTAGCTTTAAAGTCACTGCCAAATTGTTGACGCAATAATAGATTATGCAAATACACTGCAATTTCAGTCTGCCCTGCGGTTGCGTAATCAAAAATACAGTCGATACTGCCTGATCCGGTAATCAAGGTGCTGTATTGATTCCTAAATTCATCGCCTAAACTAGAAGTATCAACAGCCTCGCGATCAGTTGATAATTCAAACCGTATAATATTTGCTAATAACCTAGGCACTGAATTAAGGATTCTACAGCTAACAGCAATAGCAGCACCAGGCACAGCCAGGGCAACTCTATTATTTGACGTGCCAGCAATAGCATCAGAATAAGTATTATATAACCGCAACCCGCCAAGCTGGTCTACATTAACAAACCAGTTACCTTTAGGATACGCCCACCCTGATACAAATGACAATGTAGAAGCACTGCTAAATTCTACAAAATCACCTGTTACAAAAGCACCAAAGCTAAAATCAAAGCTAAACATTCCTAGCGTTGTATTAACATCAACAGCCCTAATGGTGCCTGTAATTGTATCGCCGCTATCTCGAATAAGTTCTACATTACCAGCATTACCTAAATAAACGGTCATAGCGTCACACCTGTTGGTGCGCCAGTAAATTGGAACTGGATGCTGGCTTGCATTACTTCACCAACAGCACAACTTAATTCTGCGCTGGTAATGATGCAACTACCCTGAATAAGCTTGGTGCCCCAGCCAAGTTTGATAGTTAATATATCAGACTCACTAACTACAGCAGTTTTTACTACGCGCTCTAGCAATGAAACAGGTGCTGAATCATAATAAAATACAGTGGCACTACCGCTTATAGTCCTGAGCCCTGGAACATAGCTGCGGTCGCTTTCAGTTAATACTGTGGTTTCAAGCGTATCAACTGTGCTAGATACGCTCCAGTTGCTGACCTTAGCTACTTGTGTGCCGTTATAAGTCAATGTGCCATCTTTGCCGCTGTAATAAGTCATGCGTCAAGCACCCCTGTTAATTTAATTGTAACCGACATGCGACCAGGCTTCACACTGTTAAATTGCGGTGGTTCGGCATAGCGATATTGCAAACCAAATGGCGCTGCTGAAAATCTATTGGTGCTGCTGAGTGCCGTGATCCCTGCGTCAAAGCCGGGATTGCCACTTTTGCTGGTGCTACCCAGGCCAAACAAACCTAATGTGCCACGGCAATTAGCGTAATGGTCATGAATCAAAGCTGCATCGGCATCGCTGATATTGTCAAACGATAGTGATAGTTCTGTATTACTGCGTCTGTTGCCATATTGCACACGGCTTTCCATGCCGTTTTGCGCTGTAAACGTAGTACCTGGAAAGTCGCCTGCATTCAGC